GCGTGGCAATGTTAGCGCCAGTTGCGCCGAGTGTAGAAGCCAGCGCAGAAGATATCCCCGGAGCAAGAAAATTCCCAGCAAGAGCCAGCACTTGGATTAAGCCGGGATCAAGGTCACTACTTGACCCCCAACGTGGAACAATTACAGCTTTGCCAGAAGCATCTTTAACTACCTCAAACTCTGTCCACCCTTTGCCCGCAGCAGAGTACCCAAGACCGTACCTGCCTGGGTCTGATTGCTGTAAGTATTCTTGAGGCGCAGAAAACTCTCGCTCCCCGCCACTTCCAAACCCACCTAAACGTCCAAATGTTTGATCGCCGTATGTAAGTTGCCCACGGTTTCTTGTAACTGTTGACCAGCTATCCTGACCACCTTCGCCGGTAACGGCGTTAACCATCTCCTCATACGGTGTTTCTTTGACGCCTATCTTTGACAGGTCAGTGATGCCGTAGTTGGCAAGAATTTGCGCAAGTTCATTGGCGCGGTTGATGCCCCTGATCTCAGGGTTAAGGCCGTATCCTTGCCACTGCTGTGAAATTTGTTGAGCAAGAGGTTGCCAATCTATTGGCGCAGCAGGCTTACCTACCGTGTACCCCATGTGGTCGTAGAAATACTGGATTTCTTCCGGGGTGGCGTAAGGCGCTAGTTGCTGGGGCGTTATTCCCTGTTGGTTGAAATACTGTATTTTTTGATCACCAGTAAACCCGCCCCAACCCGTGGGGACGCTTGACATCCAGTCGGTTGTGGAAGCAGCGGTAACAGGTGCAGGCGCACCCGTAACGATCCGCTGCAACTCGTCAACGTCTGCGGTGTCAGCGTCCCGGTAGAAGGACTCCAACTCGTACTCGTTTTGCAGGCGTGGGATCATTGCGTCAAGTCGTAGAAGGTCAAAGACCCGATGGCAGCACCGGAAGAGCCAGACAGCACCCGGATGCCCAGCGTATAGATATCACTCGTCCCAGTCAAGGAGGAACCCAACTGAAGATCCCAGTTGTACGCCGCAGGCTGGTTGATCGTTCCGCTGGACTGGTTAGAGGACTTCACGTACTGGATATCTACGATGGTGCCTACCGTCATGGCCGTGGCAGAAGTGTCCTGCTCCACGTTGGCATCGCTTGCGACCGCAGCCCAAGAAGCCCCAGTCAGCCCTGTGCTGTTCTTTGCCAGAATAACCTCAAAGTCATCCCCCGTTGAGGTCGGCATCACGTTAAATTTTACGGGCAGCACCACTGCGTTTAGCGCCGTCGAAGCCAGCCGGATGGACACCAACGGTACAAAGGTCGTGCTGATTGCAGTCAGCGTTGCTGTTCTGCGGGCCACGTGCTCAATGGATGTTTGCTCGTAACCACCCATGTTTTGCACAGATGAGCAAATTTGCTTCATGGATGAAGCGCTGGCCGTCGCTGCGGTGTTTGTAATTTCGTACCGCACCGGCAAAATTGCCGTCTGCATGTAAACAGACGTCTGCGTGTTGTCGTTGTGAAAAATGTGGCAGATCTGTGCCTGACCGTCCACATAGAACCCACAGCGCACATCGCCCGTACCTAACCACTCAAAATCCATGTACAGGATCTGGTTCTTGGTTAGATCCAGTACGCGCCCGCTTGGGCCAGTCCCGTCCATTGGATCTACGTTCCAGTCGGCTTGGTCTACTGTGCGAACATCGCTAGGCGTACCGGGCGTAGGCAAAGAGTTTGATCGCAGAACGAAGGATACAGTCGTGTTGTTCTGTTGAAGAAACACCCCGTTGCTTGTGCTGAAGTACCCCACCCGCTGTCGCAGGTTTGTCTTTGGCGCACCCATCACAAAGGTCGCAAAGAATGTCAGACCCTTACCCGGCTGATACGGCATGCTGCGGAACGACTGCCGCACAACTTCAGAACCACTGGATGTAGTAACGTTTAGCTGGACCGATGACTCGTTGGAAAGGTACGTTGTTGAGCCTCCAGTGGCCGTGCTGGTGTCAAACTGATTGTCAATAGCATAGCGGTTTTGGGAGTCAAACAGCGTGTACGGCTGCGTGGTAACCAGCCGCCCAAAAGCATCAAGAGCATTAATGGGGAATGAAATTGGGACCGGCGTTGTTGTATTCGCCACGATCTGCTCCAGCAGGTTGTCTAGTTGGTTGAAGTACAGGCGCAGGATGTTGACCAAGGCGTCAAAGTACGCACGGTTGTAGTCTTGCTCCGGCTTGGGCAGCGCCGGAGCCTTGAACCGCTTGACGATGGTTGCCCAGATAGTCACGATTTACGCCCGTCAGGACGAATGTCAATTCGCGGGGAACCTAATTGCCACTGCGTACCGATAGCGGTAGACGATGCTTTGATGGACATCTGCCGCCCACGCACCCTGGTGTTTACCTGCTGTGTAAATTTCTCCACAGGAACGGTAGTAGAACGGATCACGGTTCCTATGTTGGTTCCCGCCACAGATTCTGGATTGTTGTATCCAGATCCAGAGTTTTGCAGCGGCAACAACGTCAAGTACATCGTTGGATTGTTTGTCGTTGATCCAACAAAATTTGCATCCGGGAGCACGCGCCAGATAAACGAAAAATTGTGCCCGTCATCAATGTCAAATTCTGACGATGTGATGTACGCCTCAATAGGCTGAGTCGTGGTGGTGGCGTTGTCGTCTACACCGGTTTCATGATACAGAAGCCTGCCGTTGTAGTCAGTCGCCAGCGGGACATTAGATGCAATGCTCGTGTCAATCCAAGCGGTACGCCCCATCGTGCCGTAGTACCAGACTTTTTCTACGTAGTTGTAGATTGCGTATCGGTCTATGGTTGTTGAGTTCGCTGAGCAGTAGAACCACCAAACTTCCGTAAACTGCTCGTTTGTAGAGCAGAACACTTGCTGTTGTTGGTTGTAATTGAAGTCAGAAAAGATGTACTGCCGTAGATCACATACAAGCGTTTGAAGCCTACCATCGTAGGCGTAAAACTTCTCGTCGCCCATCCAGTACGTCACGCCCACAGCCGTTGCCCAGGCCCTATCACTGACTATAGAAATGTTGTCTGCCAGCATCTGAGAGCCCCAGACTACCGGGGGACCGAGGTACTGCATTGAGTACAGAGCGGTGTCAGTCCAAATTAGAAATTCTTGTCTAACTTGTGCTACTGCTTGGATTGAAGAACCATGAGATAGGCGAAGGCTACCCGCTTGATTGGTGGCTGCGGGCGTCCAGTTAACAGCGCTTTCTTGGTCTGACCACCGGATCAACATTGGATCTTGAGTAACAGATCCGTAGTCGTTGCACCCAAAAGCCAGAACAAAGCGTGAAGCATCGGAAACAATCAGCAAGTGCTGAACTGTTGGAACATCAGAAGCACCTGACAAAGATGTCAGCGCAACACCGCGAACACTTGTTCCAGTTGTTGCATCCCAGTAGTACATCGGCCCATTGATAGGCCCATAGATTAGGTCTTCACCAAAGTTGTAGTGGTTCCACACGCGCAGTGAAGCAAAACCAGAACTGTATGTCCCCCATCCACCGCTGCCCCAACTTCCACCGCCCCATCCTGTGGTGGGTATTTCAAGCTCTTCGCCCACATTAACTTGGTACGCCGCCACCACTGCCGCGCCACCATATGATCCCGCCGAGACGGACACACTTGTAGTGATGGTGTAGGTGTTAGCCGTTAAAACTGTGATCTGGTACTCGGCGTTAAACAGAGAAGTGCTGCCAGGACCAAGCGTGTCAGTTGATCCCGTGTAAGTTACAAAGTCTCCGGTGATACCGCCGTGCGCTACATCAGTAACCGTAACCGTCGTGGTTCCGTTGCCAGTAAAAGGATTGCCAGTCCCCGGAGGGTTTGGCCCCAGCATTGGATTGACTGTCGTTCGTATTGGCGTGACATCGTTATAAGCACCACCGCCAGCGAGCGCGATGTAGTATTTTAGGTTTGTGCCAAGTCCAACATACTTACTGCCATCTAACGCAGACCAAGACCACAGCGATCTACAAACGCCAAGAAATTGATTGTTAATTGTTTGTTGCCACCCGCCAATTTTCTCAGGCGTTCCTTGACGAAACCGTACTTTGTCGCAGGAATACCAGCCGCCCTCGGTGGTGTACCTCGTGTTTTCACGATTCACCCCAGGTTTGAGTTGTAGCTTCTTGAGTGGCATGTTTACCCCAGCAGTGCCGACTCTGCGGCTCTACGCTTGACCAGACCGGGCAATACTTTGCCTCCACCGCGCACCCACAGGGCCAACTGCTCCTTGGCACCTTCCCAGTCCTGCTCGTCAATCTTACGCCGCAGGGTGCTGCCGCGATACCGGGCCACGCCAAGATTGTAAGCAAAGTCGGCCATAGCACCAAGGGCTTTGGGGTACGCAATCAAACTCGGCGAAGCCTTCAAAACCCCCGCCAGATAGTTTGTTTGTAGCTCAGACAGCAACCATTCGTCCGCAATCTCCTTGGTGATCTCGGGGTGCTCCATCGTCACCTTGGTGCCGTCAGGCTTCCAGACCGTTCCGTAGCCAATCGTGGGGTAGCCCGCTGGGCAGATGTACGGCTTCAGCCGCAGCCCTTCGAAGGGCCGACACAGAGTAGCGGCAATGTCTACCGCCTCACTTACTGGACCGCTCATACACCCGTCCGACAAACCAGAAGGAGATGATCATGTTGAAGACGGCAAGGTCGTCTGCGCCCCACATCGTGACCAGCACTTCTTTCCAGTTGCCGTTTTGGTCCATGGCAATCAGGAAGGCAGCAATCTTCACAGAGGCGTACAGAGCCAGGAAGGAGTAAGTGACCATCGGACGCACTAGCGCTGAGATCGCAGAGACAAACCACCCGGCATTCTTGGCGGTCTCGGACTGCTCCTTGAACGCCTGGGCCATCGTGTCCATCTCGGCCATCGTCATCTGCGCTTCGACCTGCCGCATGGCGATCTCACCCCGGATCTTGGCAA